AGATATAAATGTTGAGTTTAAATAAGAATCTCCTAAATTCACTATGGAATTTTCTGTGTTAACTATCTCATCGTATTCATGCTCTGTTTTTACTAGTTCTCGTAAATCAAAATCGTTATCTTCAAAAACTAAAAGGTTAACTACAATATTGTTTTTAATACAAGCATAAGAGGACATTATTATACAACCTTTCTTTCATAAACAATAATTTGACCAGCACCGCCAGCGCCACCTGGGCCACCACCACCAGTCTGTCCACCGCCTTGAGAAAATTGATTTTTAGCGCCGCCACCGCCACCGCCACCGCCACCAGCACGACCATTTCCTGTGCCACCAGTCGCTCCTGCTTGTGCGAAGTGGCTCCATTGCTCATTTGCGTAACTAAATGATGCACCAGCGGTGCCACCAGAGCCACCATTGCCACCAAAAGGACTACCACCTGCAGCGCCACCGTTACCGCCACCTGCACCCCCTGTGTCGTATCCATTCCAGTTACCTGTGTTTACGTTTCCACCATTGCCACCAGTTCCGCCACCGCCACCATAAGAAAGAGTTATACCAGTACCAGAAGCCGTTACGTTTCCACCTGAACCACCAGCATTACCACCACCTGAACCAGCAGCCTTTGAGTCTGCATTCCCAGTTGCTGAACTATTAAGTACAGAACCAAAAGAAGAAGTTCCACCGCCTCCTGCTCCAATAGTAACTGAGTAATTAGTTCCAGGAGTTACTGTGTTTAATAATCCTGAAGCACCAACTCCACCAGCGCCACCCGTACCACCAGAGCCAGGCCCGCTATTTCCAGAGTTACCATTGCTTCCCCCACCAAAAGCAAACAGTGCTAATCCACTGACACCTGATGGCACAGTGTAAGTCGCACCCGTATTATAAGTTTGACTTAATACCCAAGAGGCTGCAGCAGCGGTAACTGCATTACTACTATTAGACAAAGGTGATTCGCTTGATAGACTGTTTACGGCTTTTATATTAAAGGTATAAGAGGTGCTTGCAGTTAATCCTGTTATAGTAATAGGAGAGGTAGAACCAGTACCAGTTACTCCTCCAGGAGTAGAAACTACAACATAATTAGAGGGCGTTCCTCCACTGTTTGCAGGGCTGAACGGAATTTGTGCTCCTAAATCAATTCTTACAGGGTCTCCTGTAATTGTTGGTTGATCTGGTACGTCTACAATTTTACTTGCACCAGCAGAGGCGTCGTTGTACTTCTTACCAGTTAAATTAGAGTCGCTGGCCTTACGTATTGCCATTAGGAGATCTGACTTCCGTATGCTGAGAATGACATAGTTGCATTTGATCCATAGACACGAATACGATCACCAGCAGCAAGAGTTAATCCAACAGTTAAAATAACTGAATCTGATGCGCCAACTGTTGCGCCATAGACAATCCAATGCTTTGCAGCAGCACTTGAACCAGTATCTGCTGATGGTTGTACAGCAATTCGATATGTTGCAGAGGATCCTGCTTGATTTGCAATTACTAATGAAGAAACGATTGTCTCAACATCTGTTGATGTATATAGGGTTCCTTCGGTAGTAGCACCAAGTGTTGCTGTGGCTACTTGACCTAAAATTTTATATGCTGTTGCCATGTGACTCCTTAAGTAAGGTACGTATAAGGTACCTAAGTAACTCTTACTTGTACTGGTAAACAGGTAAAGGTTAATTGGTACAGGCTGGTTATGTGGGCTAAAGTGTTCCCATGAATTTGGTGCATAAATCCGTATCTCAAGGGGGCAAATTAGCGCCCCTAATTCTACCCCACTCAACCACCTCTGGTATGGGCTTAATGAATCCATCAATTTTTGTTGATGATGACGGCGATATTTTAGTAAATATTAGGCATGTAAATTACACCCTCTATCACTCTGAAAAAGATCAGAGATTCTTTAGTCCTTGGGGACCACTCTCCTATCTACATCCTGAAAAAGATCAACGGCTAGTTACGACCAACTATCTAGGTCGTCTTGATAAAGATTATAATTTAATAAATTTTACTAAAGTTGATTACTCTAAATTTAATGTACCTCCTATCTGGGAGTTTGTTGGTGAAGAGGATGTACGCATTACTCAGTGGGACGGTAATTATTATTTAATTGGTGTCCGTCGTGATACCACGCCCAATGGGCAAGGTCGCATGGAGTACTCTAAGATTGAATTAGATAAAACTACTTGGACAGCCACAGAGGTACAACGAGTTCGTATTCCACCTCCTGTTGATGTTAACTCTTATTGTGAAAAGAATTGGATGCCGATTCTTGATAAGCCTTATCATTTTGTTAAGTGGGCTATGCCTACCGAAGTTGTTTGGGCTAATCCTGATAAGTCTGAATGTAAGCAGGTACTAGTAAAAGAAACTCCGCCTGTTTCTCCCGATCAACGTGGTGGTACTAACGTAATTGCTTGGGGCGATTATTACATTGCATTTACTCATGAAGTTAAGTTATGGAAAAATTATTTAAACCAAAAGGACTCCGTATACAGACATCGAATGATTGTCTGGGATAAAGAGTTTAACTTTGTTGGAATTACATCTCCCTTTTCATTCTTAGATACGCCAATTGAATTTTGCGTTGGCGCAACGATTGTAAAAAAGAACCTAGTACTAACTTTTGGTGTACAAGATAACTGCGCCTTTGCTCTTGAGGTCCCTAAGAAGGTTGTCAACGGAATGATTACGGAGGCTATGTCTTATGGAAATTAAAGAGTTAACTTTAAAACTGGCTGAAAATCCACAGGATGTAGAGAACAACTTTAATCTTGCTGCTGCATATGAACATCAGTTACAGTACGCATCAGCGGCAGGGTTCTACTTAAGAGCGGCCGAGTACGGCTATAAAACGCACCCACTAATTACATACACCTCTCTGTTAAAGATGGCTCTATGCTTTAGTGCTCAAGGAGAGAGAAACCGAACTGTTTACAACAACATCATGCAGGCCATTGCATACCTACCAAATAGACCAGAGGCATACTTCCTACTGGCAAGAATTAAAGAACGAAACAAGGAGTACCAAGAGTGCTATACCTTTGCAGAGTTAGGTTTGCTCTTTGCAACTCACGCCCACAATCAACCGCTACCTGGATATGTGGAGTACAACGGAACTTACTGTTTATTATTTGAGAAAGCCGTCGCTGGTTGGTGGATTGGACGAAGAACAGAAAGTTACGCTTTATTCAACCATCTACTAGATGGGCATGAGATGTCTCAAGAGTATGTAAACAGTTGTCTTAATAACTTAAAGTTGTTCCTATAATGTTTCCTAATTGGTTTAAGGATGTAGAGAAGTACTTCAGACATGTGCCAAGTGTTCCACTTCGTGCATTGCAGATTGGAACCTACACAGGGGATGCCACGCAGTGGCTACTTAATAATCGAGAAATCGAATATTTAGATGATGTAGATACGTGGGAGGGCAGTGAAGAAGTCGCCCATGAATCTTTGGATTTTGTTTCAGTAGAGGCTTACTACGATTCAAGATTCCCAAAGGATGGAAGAATCTTAAAGCACAAGATGACCAGTGATGAGTTCTTTTTAAAGGGCGCTAGTTCATATAACTTCATATACATAGATGGCGATCACACCGCCCTACAGACCGCTATAGATGGCTTAAATGGCTTTAGGCACCTGGAATCAGGTGGGGTAATGTCATTTGATGACTACCTCTGGAACTACGGTGGAGGAGAGTACAGAGAGCCTAAGAGGGGCGTGGATTGCGTTCTTAATCTCTGTAAAGGTGAGTACACCCTAATTGAATCGGGCTATCAGGTATGGATTGAGAAGTGTTAGACAACGCCTGCTTTGAGGTCTTTCATACTGATACTGGAAATGAATTAAGAAACAAATCTTACAAAGGCATTTTAAAATCTATGTCATTCTTGCCACGCCTTGGCTCCGATACTGTGTACTTAGATACTGCCAAAAAGGCTGAAGAGTTTATTAATCAAACACCTAAATTTAAAGTCAACACCGTTACCGATTTCTGTAAGCCAGGAGAGACTTTTCCACCATCATCTGGAGTCATAGGAGTTTGGGCAAGTAATTACTTGGCATATAAAAAATTTTTAGAATCTAAATATGACACATTAATTATTTTTGAAGATGACATAATGGTAAGTAGAAACTTTAAAAATATTGCAAGTATTTATATAGGTGAACTTATGCCTATCTGGGATTTCTTTTCATTTTTTGTTCCTGATGATTCTTTGTTTGCTTACAATTCTTCAGAGCACGATGTGTACCAAGACTACACCTGTCGTTCGTATCAACAGTGGTCATGTGCAGGATATGCTGTAAGCAGACGTGGTGCAGAAAAAGTAATAAATGATGTTGAATCTAAAGGAATTAATTGCCCCGTAGATTGGTACATTTTTAACTTTAGAATGAAACAAGAAGAAAATCAAATAAAGTTTAATACGTTTACGGTAAAACCACAGACATACAAACCTATAAAGTTTTTACAAGAAGCAGCGCAGTACA